GCGTCACGTTCAGCCCGGCGATGGTGGCGTCAGTGTTGGGAGGCGTGAGAACGCGCGTAGTGCCGGTCGTGAAGCCGTCAACCTCAAAGCGAACGATCTTCGTTGCGTCGCTGGAGCCCTTTGCGATGCCGGTGGTATCGACGACAGGCAGCGCGGTCGGGATGGCTTGCCATGATCCAGCACCGCCCGTACTTGTAGCGGTCCAGACGTGCCCAACCGTGGCCGCGCCCGTGTTGATCGTGAGCGCAATAGTGTTGAGTCCCGTGAAATCAGAGTTTGCCCCCCAGATGACAGCCGGATAGGAAGCATCGCCAATCTGATTGGCGTACACCTTATCCCAATTTAGGAGCTGCGTCCCGATACTCCGCCCGCCGTCCGTGTCAGGTAGCAGGTCTGTATACCAAGTAGTGCGGGAAACAGCCCCGCCGCTGGCGATGCGCTCGGACTTGAAGACGTTCACGCCCGCGTTATCGCGGAGGTAGAAATAACTATTCTGCCCGGCCCCTACGCCGCTCATAACGACATTCAAATCCCAGTAGGAGGCGCCCGTGGAACTGCCGGTATTGTCAAACAATTGCAGCTTCCGCGTCTGCATATAATCGCCCGTGCCGCCCACCGCCACAGAGTCAAAAATTTTGCTGTAGGTGCCGAGCCATCGCCGCGTCGCATCGCCAGAGTTGAAGGCGTCCAGTGTTTCAGGTAACAGCGCTGAGCCCGTTAGCCGCACACGCACCGTGTTGTCCTGCATGACCAAAACGGGATGGTTTGTCTCCGTGCCAAGATACCCGGCGCCGCCGAACACATAGCTCTGCAAAATGATCGTTCCGTCAGTGCTGCGGATGGTGCCGTTGACGTCGAGCGCTACGCCGGCGCTGGGGCTGCGTCCAATGCCGACCTTGTAATTGAATTGGGCGTCGCCGTCGGTTTGCAGTGTGAGATCAGTGGAAGGTGCGGCTGTTTTGGCCGTGCCGAACCGCGCGAAATTTAGGTCGCCAGTGTTGTAGCCCCACCAGATACCACGCTGCGTATCAGCCCCAGTCGATCCATTCAAAAACATTACGGCGTTATTGGCGGTGGTGCCGACCGAAGACTCCGCAAACTCGGCAATGGCCTGAATGTTTGACCCGCTTGACCACGACCGCGAATACCCGGAAACAAACAGCGGCGCATTTGGGCGGATGTTCGCGTCGTTGGCGATGTCGTACTTTGTGGTGAGGTTGTAAAGCGTGTTCTGGCCCAGGTTGACCTGCGTGGCCGCTGAGGTGGTTTTGATGCCGGTAGCGTACAGCCCGATGGTGTTTCCGTCGATTGTGACCTTATCAGCGCTGCCAATGCGAATTGCAGTCCCAGAGCCCTGCATGTTGTTGCCAACGATGGCCACGTTGTCGATGTCGTCGGTGGTGTCGCCAATATCGATTGCTTCGTAGCCGGACGCTCCGGCCCCGGTGAAGATATTTGATGAAATGTTGATGAACGCAAAAGAGTCAGGCGACGGGGCGCGAACCTTTACGCTGAATTCGGTTTGGTTGTCGAATGAGTTGCCGATTATTGAAGCAATGATGGTGTTGGTGTTCGACTCCAAATCAATCGCACCACCCTGCGTGTTGAATTTATTGGATGCGATACGCGCCCCGCCCGCCGACAGCCATTTAATCGCCGTCGTTCCAATTCCACCGGCGCCAACCACTTGAAAATAGTTCCCGGTGATGGTTTGATCGCCCCCGTCGGGGTTGTCGTAGTTTTCCAGCCGCAACCCCTCGTAGGAGTACGCGGAAAACATATTATTATTCACCCACGGAAGGCATCCGCGCTCTAGATGCATCCCCGTCCGAAGTTGCGATAGTTGCAAATCACGAAAAATGGAATTGCAGTTTTGGTAAGTTGTTGGACCAGATGGCACGGGAGCGGTCAATTTGATTCCGCCGCCGCTAGCCATCGAGCCCGTCCCGCCGATGGCTAGATTGCTTACGTGGACGGGAAAAATTGTATCGAAGATAATGGCCCATTGATCGCCCGTTACATAGACGTAGGAGCCGGTGCCGGGATCGTTTCCAGCGCCGGCGACGGTGAGGCCCTGTTGAATGTAGACGGTGGTTTCCTCGCCCGGTGCGGGCTCGTCCATTGTTTGGGTGCCCAACGGAATGAATAGGCGCTTGGCACCCGTCACCATGCGCGCCGCCTCGTGAATGCCGTCCGAAGCGCTGGCGATAGTCCACGCGCCGCTATGGTTGTTGGCCGGGGTAAATGTGACGTCGCAGGTTGAGCCGCTACCAGAGACGGCGGTGATAAGCACGGTTTCAGCGGTACCGGTGCCGCCGCTGATGCGGACGTTGTAGTGAGTGCTGTACGGAGCCACACCGTCAGGGCAAGGCGTCAGCGTGACCGTGGCGGGAGTGGCGGCCGTGAGGGAGCCACCGGGCGTCTGTGACCAGTCGTAATCGGTGGTGAGGAGGTCCACGGAAGCGCCGCTGCACGTGCTCCAACCCCACTGCCCAGCGCCGTCGGTCGAGAGGCATTGGTTCGATGTGCCATCGGCGGTGGGGAGCGCCCAGACGGTATTTGCCGCCACGGATTGCGGAGCCTTGATACCGACGTAGTTCTGGCCGTTCGTGCGCCGCTCCTGCATCCGCAGTTCGCCCGTAGCGCTGCCGGCGCTTTGGGTGATGGTAAGAGGCGTCTGTGACTGCCCGAACGCCGCCAGGGCGGCCAGGGCGCAAAGGATGAGGGGTTTATTCATAGAGAACCGAATAGGGCGCGCATACCGCCCACCACTTGCCGTCGGCACGCCCGCGGAACTGGAAGCACGTTACCGCGCCATTTTTTCCAGGGAGCGTGGAACCGAAATTCGTATTGAAGTCGGAATCGAAGCTGATCGTGTACGGCCCAGCTCCCTGCGTCACGTAGACGGTCAGCAGGTCAGCCGCCGTGGGCGTGTACGGGCTAGCGATGGTGGTATTGGCCGTCAGCGTAATTTCGATGGGCGTTGAACTGCCGCCAGTGCCGGTCGAGCCGCCGGCCACAAACGAGCCGGTGGCACCGCCGCCAGACGAGCCGCCCGCAATGGCCCTCCAGAACTCGACCGCGCCGCCCAGCCGGTTTGTGCTGATGGCTTTGACGGTGAACTGCAACCACTGCCCATAGACATCGCGAAGGGACACTTCGCGGATCAAATATGTGCCGCTGGAGACGTTGAAGTAGCTATTAGCGATGGTCTGAAGTTGCCCAGGCCGCAGCGTGTGGCATGTCGCCTCTACTTGCTGGTCGGTTTCGTAGGTGATCTCGACGGCGTTGTTCTTGCGCGCCGCCACTAGCGCCAAGCCTTCAACGCTGGCCTGTTGCTGCCCTATGCCTGGACGGTCAAACGGTAGCGCGTAGATGCCGCTATTACCCTCTAGCGTGGCGGTGCTTGAAATGTCGCCGGAGTCTTCTTCGGAGATTGTGTTGGCACCGAACTTCCGGTAGACCACGCGCAACGTATCGGCCGCCGTGAGCACGGTTTCGTCGGCATCTTGCCGAATGTAGACCTTGCCGATTTCGTAGTAGTACGCGCGGTCCGAGTCGGTGAGCCACTGGGCGAACTCTTTGTCCTCGCCGTTCACCTGGACGCGGACGATCTGCCCGACGGGGTTGGCGAGGGACCATTTGACGGTGGAGCCGTCGCCCGTGAAGGATTCGTCCTCATACCCGATTTGCTCGATATCGACGTTGACGAGCGCGGAGTTGCATTTGTCCTCGCGCGTGGTGCGCACGCGGATGTTGCGGTAGTTGCCGCTGGTGTTGTTGATCGAAAACGGCGCGGTTGCAAAGGTGCGCGGCTTGAAAAATAGATCGCGCTCCTCGTCAATCCACCACACATAATTCGAGGCATCTGCCAGGGCGGCGATGGCTTCCGAGACGGATGTGCCGGCGTCGAAGATGACGGTATCGACCACCGCGCCGCTGTCGATGTTGGCGGTTCCGATTGGCTCGGATGTGGCCGCGTCGGTGAGTAGAGCGGATACGATCAGTCCGGCCCGGTTGGTGACGAGAATTTGGTCGAGCGTGCCGGCGTCCGTGATATTGACGGCGGCGCCACCGCTTGTAAGGGAGAGTTGCAGCGCCGCGCCGCTGGCGGAGATCACGAAGTATTCGACGGTGGTCGAAAGCCCGCCCGGAACCGTGCCGTTGGCGTGCGCCTTGACGCGCACTTTGTCGCCGTTGCTGAGGCTGTGCGCCACCGTGCAGGTCAGCGTGTCCGTGCCCGCGTTGGCGGTGTACTCAAAGTTGCGCTCATAAATCAGCGGGCGGCCGGTGCTGGTGTTGTAGCAGAAGCGGCGGTCAAGGTACTGTTCCCATGACACGGCGCGGATGGCATAATAGCGCCCGGTCGGGTTGGCTTCCGTGATCGAAAATTCGTCCACTTCGTCCACTGAGCCAGCCCATAGTTTCGTCGCGCCCTCGAATAGTTCGAGGTCTTTGCCGACGACCGGGCGATAGCTGCCGTCTTCGCTGATAACCGTCACGCTTAACCCGGCGCGGGAGCCGAGCGAGTAGGACATGTCGAGCGTGCCCTGTTTCGCGGAGACGGTGGTTCCGTCAATTTTTACGATGGGGGTTGGCAAGGGTTAGCCGCGTGGGATGACGCCGTACTGCTTCAGGGTCCGAGTGATTTCTTCGAGCGCGGCTTTCGGGTCGCCGCCGTTGAGGTTGATGACGACCGACGCGCCGCCGCCCGCCACCGCGCCACGGCCCAGCAGGTCGTAGATGCCGATGTTGGTCTTCCACATGTCGTCCAATTTGGCCATCAGGTGACCTTCGCGGAGCCATTCATCTGCGCGGAGGTTGGCTAGGTCGTTGGCGGTCTGGAGTGTGTGCTTCGCGATGATGTCGAGTACTTTATTCATCGCCATCATCTGGAAGTTTCCGATCACGCCGGAAATTGCCGAGACGACGGAACCGACGGCCCCGACGACGGCGGTCAAGCTACCGCTGGCCGCAGAGGCTGCGCCACCGATACCACCAGCAGCACCGCCAATTCCGCCCGCCGCAGAACCAGCCGCGCTCGCCACGCTCCCGCCTGCGCTTCCGGCTGCGGAAAAGATCGTGCCGCCCGCTCCACCGGCCCCGCCGAACACCTTGCCCATCAGCCCGCCAACGTCGAAGAGCTTGTCCGTCAGCTTTTTAAGCGCGCCTTCGATGAGGAGGCGGGTGATGGACTGCGCGGCCTGCTTGGCCACGTTGGTCAGCATGTCGCCCAGCTTGCCGCCCTTGAAAATTATGTCGGTGATGCCGCGGGAGAGGTCGGTGGCAACGGTGGAAATCTGTTGGTAGGCGGCTTTGCCGACTTTTCCCAGCTCTTTGTGTTGCTGCTTGAGCTGTTCCAGCCGCTCCCGCGTCATCATGCCAGTCGGCCCGACGTTGGGGAACGCCTTGCCCGCGCCCGGAAAGTCGCTCATCATGCCGACGTTTCCAGCGCCGGGGAAAGTCGGCATCTGCGCCTTCGGCAGCTTGTCGAAGTCGATCTTGAACGGGTTGCCGAGATCCGGCGCATCGGATAACTGACGATAGGACCGAAACAGAAGATCCAAGGAGCTTGCCACGCGAATCGCAGACGAGACGGTGACCACCTCGTACTTCTTCATGATCTCTGCCATGTGGTTAACTGCTTCGCTCTTCTTTTTGTCCGCATCGCGGAACATGTCGAATAGCGCCAGTAACTCCATGGTCGGCAGCTTTGCCGAGGCCATCGCCTTTGCATGTAGGTCCACGCCCTTCGCTGCGTCTTCATGGGATTTGCCAGCGTCTTTGTTTAGCGGGGGAAGGGTTTTGAGTCCCTTAGCTAACTCTCGCAGTTTGTTGTTATATGTCTCCTGCGTCATAACGCCGGTAGCCAAAAGCCCGTCGTAAATCCTTAGCTGTGCAGCCGCAGCGCCGCCATGTTTTTGAATAGCTTCCGCAAGCCGCGCCCCGGCAAACGTCATATTCTCGGACGACTGCGCGACTTTCTTTTCGGCGTCCCATAGCTGGTTTAGAGTCCCAAGCAAATACACCACGGACCCAGCAGCGACAACAGCCGCCGCATAAAACAAGCCAAGTGCCGCCGTAGCCGCTGCCGTGCCAGCTTGCACGCCGGCCATAGCCGCGATATAGTTTCCTGCCGCCAGCCCCCACGCCCCAATCGCAGCCGTGACAGTGCCGAAGATTTTATACAGTTTCAGCATTGCGGCGGTAATGACTGCCGTCTTCTCAATCATGAGCGCTACGCCTGTGATTGCCAGCGGGGCAGCAATAGCAATAGCACTAAGCCCAAGCGCGAAATCCTGCGCTGGTTGCGGCAAATTACGAAACTCGGCCGCCAGCGCTTTCGCCTTCTCAATACCGGGCGTCAAGAAATCATCAAGCACACGCTGGGCAATAGGGAGGAGTGTCTTCCCGAACTCAGCCGCCGCGTCCTTCGCGGCCGTCTGAATGTTTTCCCAGGAGTTCTTATACGTGTTGCCCGCGCGCTCGCCCTTTGCCAGTTCGTCGGTGATGATCTGGATGAACTTCTGCGACGAAATTCCCATCTTCTCAAACGTCTTCGCCGGATCGCCCAGCGCTTCGGCGCCGAACTTCTCCTTGATGATGGCGGCGAGTTGCGGGATGCGCTCAATGATCGGGTCGAGGTTTTCTTTCGTCACCTTGCCGACGGCGCCCAGTTGGGAAAGCTGGCGGATCACCTCGTTGAAGTCTTCGCGCCCGCCACCGACTACGGCCAGCGCGTTGCCGAGTTCGGCCATGATGCGCCTGGATTCGTTGGCGGAGTTGCCGAGGATCTGAAGGCGAACGGTGCCCTTGACAGCTTCCTCCAGCCCGAGGCCCGGCAGCTTCGCCACTTCACGCAGCTTCGCCATTTCGGCGGCCGTGGCTTCGCTCGTTTTCATGACGGCTTTGAGGCCCATGGTGAGCGATTCCATATCGGAACCGGCCTTAATGGCGGCGACGCCGGCGGCGATTAGTGGCGCGGAAAACCCAATGGATAGCGCGGTGCCCGCCGCCGTGACGTCGGACGCGAACCGCTTCACTTTGTTCAGCGAACGGTCCACCTGCTTGTCGAAATCGTCGGTGCTCGCGCCAATGCGCACGATGAGATTTGAGAGAATTGGCATGATTTACCGGCGTCGCGTGGGAGTAGAAGGGGCTTGCTGGGACTTCGCGGCCTTGTCCATCTCCGCGTTTTTGATGCGCAGGTAGGCGGCCCATTCGGTCATCTCAGAGGAGGACATCCGCGTGCTGAGTTCGCACACGGGCATATGGAGGAGTTCGGCGAGCGCGAATAGGCTTAGGCGCTCGCCGGTGAGTTTTTTTCAAGCTCTTCGGCGGCGTCTTTGAGGATGCCGGAGAGCTTGAGAATCTTCTCACCGATCAGCTCGACGGCCGCGGCCGATTTGGTGAGAAGCATGTCTTGATGCGCGCGCTCGAACACCTGCTTACCGGTTTCCGGGTCAGCCACGCACGCGATTACCGCGCGAACGGTCGCCACGCGGGTCTGCCCTTGGGCATCCTTCACGAAGTCCACGCGCTCGCCCGCGTTGAACTCGCGCACGCGGACCGTCTCGCCCCATTGGGGAACGAACAGGTCTTCAGTCTTTAGCTCGGCCGCTAGTACGCGGTCCAGGATCTTGCTCATTGGGCTCCTTTGCCGTGATTGTGATGGTTCCGGGAAGGTTGAGCACCCACCCGTTCTGAAAGTCGATTTTTGCGCCGTCGCGCTCAACGCGGTTGATTTCAGACGCGGGCACGACTAGCGCCCGCGCCTGTTTGTCGTAGTGCATTACGTGGTCGAGAAGTCCACTTCGCCGTGCAGCGCGAAAGAAACGTCTTCCTTGATGAGTTCGTTTTCGCCCGACGCAATGCCGGTGCTCGACATATGCCCGGCGGCCATGAAGCGATCATTTCCGGCGAGGTTCGTGTACAGGTAGAGCACGTAGTAGCTGCCGAGGTTCGTGTTGGCGAAGTAGGCGTTATTGTAGAAGCGCTGGAAGGAAATCGTGCCGGATTTCATGACCAACGTCCGCTCTTTCCACGTGTCGCCGAACGTCTGCGACTCCTCGGTGATGACTTCGGAATCATAGGACCATTCGTAGGCCTGCGCCGCTTGCGCCAGCGTCAGGTATTCGGCGGTGATCGTGATTGTTCCGCCGGCGGTGTACCCATTCGTGAGGGTGATCTTCCCCGATGCCCAGCCAATTTGATAGTTGGCCTTCGGCACGGTCGAGACGCCATCGAGCACGGTAACGGCCGCGTTGGGATTGATCGCCCGTTTCGCCGTGTCCGTGATCTGGTAGGCACCGCCACCGAGGGAGGTTACTGCCTCCCCCGTCATGGCGGTGCCCGATCCGGTGGCGATGTAGATGTCGGCTGCGTTTCCTGCGAGTACGGCCATGATGGCTCCTTAGGTGTATGACAGCGCGCCGGTGCCGGTGAAGGTGTAGGAGGCGGTGATGATGCCGTTTTCCGGCGCGGAGAATGACGCCTGAACAAAGGCGTTGCCGCTGTAGTAATTCGTGCCGTCCACGTAGAACCGGATAGCGACCGTGGAGCCGGCGAGGAAGGCGGTCTTCAGTGCGACGTGTCCGTTGGTATCGGCGGTGTCGAGACGGCCGGAACCGCTGCCGCTCCATTCCTTGATGGTCGAGGTGCGTTCCTTCCAGGTGTCGCCGAAGGCTTGCGTCTCTTCGAGTCCGGTCTGAACGTCCAGGGACCAATTGTCCATCTCGCCAATTGTGTTCGTGCTGATCTTGAGCACGGCAGCATTGCCTACCATTACAGCCATAGGGGCTCCTTTCGCCTTACGGCGATAGCTAAAAGTGGGTGGCGGAACATCTCACGACGTGCCGCCGGCACCCGCGCCTAAATGGCGTGGATGATGTCAAATTCAAGGACCACGGAGTAGATCTTTGCGCTCGTCTCCAGGTCGTGTTCAAACTCATTGCGGCGCCCGTTGAGGTGCGTGCTGTAGACCGTCAGCGATCCGGCCGCCGTGGTGATTTCGGCGGCGTGGTTGATGACATTGGTGTAGACCAGATCGGCCAAGTCTTCCGCGGCCTTCGGGTTGCCCTGCGCCATGCAGTACAGCGCCACCGGGCGGCGTGTGGCCGTCGGCGCGGTCGAGCCGATGGAATGGAACGGAGCGGAGTCGATCACTTCGATGACGATGGCCGGATAGTCCACTACGCGCCCTTGATCGGCGTGCATGTCGTACACCCGCGTACCGGTCAGGTCGGTGATGGCCGATATGGTCTGGAGGTACTTGTAGAGCGCCTGGTAGATCCTCATGCGGCCCGCCCGAGTGCGTCGAATGCGGCCTTCACGCGCGATTCCAGAAGGCGCTTCACGTTGTTGCGCTGCGCGCGGATAGCGTCACGGAAGAACGGAATAGGGCGGCTACCGGGGTGCTGCACTTTCTTGGCGAAGCGCTTGAACAGGTTGCCGAACATGAGGAACTTCTTATCCTTCGGATTGACCGTGTGCGCCTTCGTCCCAAACTCGACCAGATGCGCGTGCGGCGCCGCCTGCTTGAGCGTGTAGGCGTAGGCTTGGAGGAAGTTCTTGAATTGCCGCCCAGGAGCGGCGGAGAGCGATCTTTTCAGCCCGCCCGGCGCAATGGCCCGGCCCCGGTAATTCGTTGGGTAGGGCGCCACTGGTGCGCGGGCTTTGGCCGCGTCGCTGATGAGGTTCGCCCCGTCGAGCAACGCCGCGCGCACTTCGGCACCTTGCGCGGTTTTCTTGAGCTTCTCCAGTTGCCCGGCGAGCTCGACCATGCCTTCGATTTTGATATTCAAATCGTGACCTCAGAGCATTGGAGCGAAAGCATTTCGTTGCGCTCGTCGGGGTTGGCGATGGCGCGGATGTTGAAGTAGCGGGCTGCGTTCGAGTTCTTCGGGTCCGTGAACTTCACGCGCATATCGGGCGTGTACCCGGCCTTGAATCGAACGGTGATGGAGTGCGATAGGTCGGAAATCGTCTGCTTCGCCTGGAAGAACTCGCGCCCGCCGCTGGTTTCGATGGAGCCCCAGCACTCGGAAAATGTCGCCCATGTTTCCGTGCGGTCGCCGTTGGCATCGACGGATAGGCTTTTCTGTTCGATCAGGAGCCAGTGGCGGAGGGTGCCGGCGCGCATTACCAGATTCTCCAATTCACCAGCAGCGCGCGGCTGCCCAGTTCCAGCGCCTTGCTTTCAACGCTGGCGGAGTTGCCGAGGACGACATCTTCGGCAAC